GATCTATTGCGCGGCAGAGCGCACAGTAGAGCTTGAAGATGCTTTTATTGACTTGTGCTTTCAAAACGCAGAAGTGCCAAATCTTAGCGCACAGGAGATAAAAGATTATATTCGTTATATTGCAGATCGAAGGTTACTAGGACTTGGAATGAAAAAAATATTTGGGAGTGAAGACAACCCGTTACCATGGCTGGACTACATGCTAAATGGTGTTGAACACACTAATTTCTTTGAGAACCGTGCAACTGAGTATTCTCGGGCAAGCACAACAGGAAACTGGCAGGACATTTTTAAATGAAATTTGAATTTGAAGTAGATCAGGTAAACGTGATTCTACAAGGCTTAGGAGAACTTCCTGCAAAGCTAAGTATGAATCTTATTACAAGCATACAAAAACAGGCTGAAAAACAAATGCAGCCTGAAATGGTAAGTGAAGAGGGGGCTGAATAGCCCCTTTTTTATTGTGGACAAACAGTAACTGTGCCACCAACCCCAATAATGCTTGGATTAGCTGCATTTACACAGTTCACACCAGGAACCCATATTTGATTATCTTCTCCATTAGTAGTATTTAAATTATCTATTATTTTTAGTAAGTAATCGTCAATATCACTAAAGTTAGTAGAATAGTCTGGTATTACAATATCGGTATTATCCATATATCCCATAGAAGTGTTCAACGCATTAAAGCCTCCCAAACCCACACTTGTTAGATTATCAGAATTAGAACCTAATAAACCATATAGTTGAGTAGTATTTGTTTGGTCTGCTCTTATGTTTGCTATTTGAGTGTCTCTATTGAATCTTGCCATTGATTTAGTTGCATCATTTGAAAGCCACATTGCTCCTAATGACGAAACTGGGCCCGAGAGGACTGATGCCCATTGTAGGGCTGCAGATTGTTGGGCTTTAGGAACTATAGGAGTTTGATTTGTCATAGCGAGAGCCATAACCGCGGCAGTTGCTGCCCCGTCTCCTTGTCCTGCAATTTTGCTTAGAGCGTTATATCTTGCTTCTTGTACCTTTGCCTGCGCTAGAGCTGCTCTTTCTACTGCATTGTAATACTCTGTAGACGTACTCGCACAGGCCCCAAGGCTGAGGGCAATCAGCCCCATAGCCACTAGTTTTCTCATATTATATTCCCTCCTTGGAATCTTGGGCTGAATAGCCCCTTTTTTATAACGTTGGTTTTGTATCAGGAAAGTCTGACGTGCTCGGCCAGTCTCTTAGCTTTGTGCGGTATGCAAGATACTTATCACGGTTAGGCCAGTCGGGAATCTGTGCTATATGATCTGTTTTCATCAACTCTAAATTTCTCCACTCTCTAGCTGTATCTTCCGCAGGTATTTCAACCGCACTATGAGTGTACCGAAGTTCTAAGCTTCCCTGCGTTTTTAATATCTCGTCCCCTTCAACAGGATCCTTATCTGGATTTGTTAAATTTACTATTTTCATATTAAACTCCTATAATGTTATATACTATTACAAAACTAGTAGCTGCTCCGCCGGCTCTTCTCACCTCAAACTTATTATTAAATTTAAGATCGGCGGGGGTTAAATAAGTTCCGTAATAGCTAGCATTATTTACGGGTCCACGATATTCTCCAACTAAAGACAGAGGTGAAACAGTTCTAGAACTCACTTGTCCAGAGCTTACTACGAGTACATCATCAATATAAAGCTCCATATTCATGGTTTGATTACTGGTAACGTTTGGACTTATAATAAAAAATCGACAGACTCCTGCGCCTGTTGCACTAAACACAGTGGCAGTCCCCGAAGCACTTACGCTGTCATAACTTGTATGGTAACCCATACCAGTAACAAAAGATAAACTGGCATCATTCGCCTCAAGAGTGGTTCCAGAGTAATTCACAGATAATGGTACATCTGTAAATCTTTGAATAGAAGTTGGAGTCACCGGGTCTAAATCTTTTCCTACTAGAATTTCACTCGCGCTCAATCCTGTACCTAAAAAAGCTTTAGGAGTAGTGGTTGGTTCTATGTCAACAATGGAGCCAGAGCTATTTACAAAATATTTAGTTCCTGCAACTTTTCCAGAAAGACCACTTTGTGTAGCTCCCGATAAATTCACAACCATTGAATTTCCATTACTCGCGCCTGTTTGTGCCATTCCTGACAACGCTCCTGTATCTAAATTAGAAACTGAAAAATCTTCATAGCTCATGTATGAATATCGAGTACTATTATTATTCTGTGGTGTCCAAAGAACGTCTGAAGTTCCTACAATACCAAAACTATCTTGAAAGTAATCTCGAATAGTATGACCATATGTAATATTCATTGATCCATTAGTATTATAATAAGTTCCTATAGTTTTAGTTGTGGCAGTTCCTGATACTTTTCCATTTGACATAGAAAAGAAAGTTCCCTTAACTGCATTTGTTCCACTATGGGCATCAACCCGAGTACCAACAAACATACCAGTAACACTACTTAATGGAAATATACCAGTTTGATCTGGAGTGAGACCTCCAAAAAAGGTAGAACGCGCTTCTCCAAAAGTAATAGCAGAGCCACTATTGTGCATACCAATAAAGCCTCCATAACCGTTAACTATTGCTATATTTCCATTCGCGTCCATTTTCATTGAAACAATACCATGATAATTCCAGTTACCAGTCGTATTACTATCTACACCATCTGAAGTTCCAAAAGTTGCGGTATGACTTATTGATAATCCACCACTACCATCAATATCTAATGCAGTTACCTTATAAGTTTGTGTAGTAGAGTTCATAGAAGTTACAACAATAATTTGATCGTTTGTAGCATCATATACACTTTTTACCATGTATACTGTGCCATTATGCGTATTAGTTCCAACTATTGCTCCACTTAGTACATCATTATTATTTGCATTTGAGCTAAAATTTACTCTCGCTGTGCGAAAAGTATTTGTAGCACCGTGACGAGTAGTTGAGTAGATTCTGCCTGATGCGTCTTTTACGTACGACTGAAGGTGTTGTGTTTCACTAGTATCATAATCTTGACTATAAAATGAGCTTCCTGATGTTCCATTAGTCGAAGCCCATTTTCTATGTACACCGTCGTCTGTCGCTCCTGAGCCATCTGTAGTGTAAATAAGCCACCCCCCATTTACATGGTCGTATATCATGTCGTAAATTTGTGCGGTTTGTCCTAGGTATACCATTTGGGTTGCATAGCCCGCTGTAGCCGCTGTACCATTTGCATTTAAAGCGCAGCCGCAAATATAAAAATTACCTGACGAATACTGATCCATATAAGTTACCATAGCAGCTCTATTTTGAGCAGTATCAACACCATACCTAGCATGATAATGATAGTATGTACCAGAATTATAATTATCATGATACGTGCTACCAGGTTGGGTTTTTGAAACACTTGAAGCCTTTCCAGATACCTTTACTGCTGTACCAGCCGAAGCTATAACTGGGTCTCCTGCTGCTACTGTTCCAGAAGCATTTACAGTTAACTCAGTAACACCACTTGTTCCACCTCCTGACCCACCAAATTTAAATGTCATTTAAAGCTCCTTCCACCCTAAAGTACCGTCTACATAAACAACTTGCATTCCTTTTGTAGATTCAAGTGTACCATCTTGTGCTGCTCCTTCTATATTTGAGCCGTTTCGTGCGATTGTTACCGTACCCGCACCCACATTTTTTACTATAACTGTAGCACCCGCGCTTGGGCTTGAAGGAAGTGTAATTGTAAAAGCACTTCCACTATTTGCGATTAGTTGATCCTTATCAACAGCCGTATATGTTCCTGTCTTTATTGCCCAGTCTGTATATGCTCGTCCATCTGCTGCTGCAACTGAAGCAAAAGACAGAGTACCAGATCCATTTGTTCTCAAAAACTGACCGTTTGATCCGTCTGACACCGCTAAACGAGCAATGTCTATAACATTATCTTGGATCATTGCGGCAGTAATAGAATCAGTTGCAAGAGTTCTTTTTGCAGCAGGAATCTCATTAGAGCCTGCGCTCATCAAATTTGCAAGTCTACGTGCTTTTGAAAATGCCATCTATCTCTCCTATGAAGGCTGAACGGGCCAGTCAGTCTCTTCTGTTCCTGGACCTCCTAATTTTAAATTAGGCCAGTTGCTGTGCTTTGTAATATCTCGAAGTGCTTGCCTATATGTTTTCCACTCATTTGTCATTGTTACATCACTTCCTGCCATCCAGTCTGTTTCTTCAAGTAATTGATTTCTTCTTTCTCTATTTCGAGTTGCAGTTAAATTATCTCTTGCTGTTTGTGCCGCTGCTTTTTGACTATCGTCGAGTGCTTCTATTTTATGTAAATACACGACCCCACCCTCTATGTAAGGGTCTACGGGCGTACTTTTTTCCGTAAGCCCATTATACGATCGAAACACAGTGACAGGCATTATAGAGTTCTCCGTCATCCAAGACTCTGTAGGCACTCCGCCAGGAAACCCCACATTTGGAAATAATGCTTTATGTTCTCCTACCTTTTCTACTGCATTGTCTTTAATTATTGCTATTTGCATCTTTATCTCCTATATAGCTAAAAATTCTTCGGTTGGTGCTGTAAAGTTTGAAGTGTACCTAGCTTTGCCAAGTGTTATTCTAAAATCATCTATAAATCCATTTAGAGCATTTCTACTGCCTGTTTCACCAAGTAAAAGAGGATATTGCGTTTGCGAAATGCCTGTGCTGCTAGTTGTAGCACTTCCATGAAGACTACCATTTACAAACATTCTTAAATTTGTTCCGTCTCTTGTAAGAGCAACATGATGCCATGCTCCAGTAGAAGGCCTAGTTCCCGAAATCATTGTGCTTCCATTTATATAAACATCAAGATTGTTACCGTATTGGTAAATTAACCAACCTGCGGACGAACCATTAAATAGGCCAACAATATCCATGTATGAGGCATGATACGACGTTACATACAACCAAAACTCAACAGTAAACTTATACTGATTTAAAATTCTGTGTAGCTGATTACCTCCATAATGTACATTTGCAGGACCTTCTAGTTGTTGTCCTGAACTATGACCTTGAAATTCTATGCTCCCAGTACCAAACTTTTTAGTTGTAGTATCTACCTGAGTATTCCCCCTCGTTCTAAAATTAAAGTTTCTTGCAGCATCAACAATACCTCCATTTGTTCCATTTAGTAAAAGTACTGTCTGAGTACCAGTATTAGTTACAGGAGCGGTCGGAGGAGTAAATCCACCACCGCTATATATATTGGAGCCCTTTACAACCCTAAGATTACTTATCTGTCCTGTATGGGAGTAAGGATTTTGATAGTATGTACCTATCGCAACATAAGAAGTTGTATAATTTGTACTATCAGTCCAAGACGTAACTCCCCCATCACTTGCTGGTACCCCATTTACATAAAATCTTGTAGTACTATCAGAAGCCCTAACAAGGGCAACATGATACCAAGTATACAGCTGTGGCTTAGGAGTTTGATCAAAAGTTTTTGTGCCCGCACCACCATATATAGTCCAATAAAAACTACCACTTGCAACTCCAATAGAAGGGCCTGCAGTAGAGCCACTAGTAATCGCGCCTGATGAAGTATGGTATATACCATGATCTTCTGAATTCTTTGTAAACTTAACCCACGCTTCAATACAAAAAGCACCTGTGCCCATTGCAAAATTACTGTGCTGCATAGTAATATACTCACTCTCAGCTCTTTCAAAACTTATTGAGCCTCCATGTACCGCAGCGTCATAAGCAGCGGAATCAGCTGGAAGCTGAAATGGAGAAAAAGAATTCTGCTCTGGAGAGCTGTTTGCAAGAAGTGTGTGGTTACTCGGACTTCTATCCTCTAACATATTATTTGTACTTGCAATCAGTAGTTTAGTGTTTGTAATTGCAGTTGCAGGAGTTGTTGGAGGAGTATAGCCTGAGGTATAAACCGCAGTTCCTTTTACAACTCGAACATTTGACATCCAGCCTAAAAAATCATAGCTGCTACCGTTGCTAGCAACACCTATATATAAATAAGAGCTTGGTTTTGCAATGTCTGTAGAGTCTCCTGACCAAGAAGCAACTTGTGTGCCATTCATATATAAGTAGCCATAGGTTCCGCTTCTTGTTAAAGCAACGTGTACCCATTGATTTTCGGGAACATCATCAGTACTTGTTCCTTTTACAGAACCATTTATATAAGCAGATAACTTGCTGTTGCTGTTCACATAAAATAAGACCCTATTAGTATTTCCACCATCTCTCCCGTCATATAAATTCATCTGGCCACCATAGGTGTCTGTTGCCATCTGTCTCCAAATCCACATTTCGATTGTGTAAGCACCTGTACCAAAAGCAAAATCATCGTGTGTAGCGATTTTATAAAACTCACTTCCACCATCGCTGTAAGTAGACCAGTATCCTGCAGGCGCACTAAAGGGACTGTCTCTTCCCTGACAAGGAGCTCCAGATATGGTCATCGAATAACTGTCTCCTGAGCTATTTAGAATCGATCCGTGATTATTTGCCCCATTTGAAACACCATTAGCTTGAAGAAGCGTAGTTACAAGTTTAAAGTCGAGGTCTCTTGGGTCAGACCCCCCGCCTCCTCCTCCTGCTAGCACTCGTACTGTCATTATCCTAAATCCTGTCCTAATACAATTCCGTAGTAGTTTGATCCACCATCTACCGTTAAAAATACAAAAATATCTACATCTCCACTACCAGTAGATAGTGTAGGAGCCGAAGCGCCTGCCCAGTCAACTGTGCCAGGCCATGTAATTGTTCGTGCACTACTGTCCTGCACTACTTTAAGTATAAATACTGCAAGTTTTCCTGATGCAGGAGGATTTGAGAAAGTATATGTTACATTCTCTGATAGTGTGTGTGTAAAGCTGTCTCCCAGTCGCAAGTTTATAGTTGCCGCATTTGAAGAAGATGTTATCGCTGTAGAGTTACCTACAGTACCTCCTGGCAATGTTGTAACATTATTCGCATCTGCTCCTAATATCTTACCAGTTGCGGAAGGAAGTGTGAGAGTAACGTTTCCAGCGTAGTCCGCGTGTGCAGGCGATTGTAACTGAACATAGTGAGCATTGCTTGACTCACAGTACAGTTTAATGTTTGATACAGATCCACTATTCTTAATTGCTATTGAACCTGATTCCATATCAATACCATTTGTACCATCAATACGAACAACTCCAGTGCCATGCGGAGTAAGCCCTATATTACCATTACTTGAGGATGTTATAATTCCACAGCCAGTAATATCAAGATTATCCCCAGAAGGAAGTTCTTTGATATTGTTATTTGATGAATCCACTACCAGTGGAAATCTATCTGCCATTATGTTACTCCTACGCTTACTGTGCCTGAACGAGTTGTGACCACTATAGTGCCAGGTACTGTTAACTCTATTGTAACATTACTTCCTGATCTTGCAGGTATAAGTAATGTTGCTCTTTCTGCTGGTTGTTCTCCGATAAACGGCATAATCTACTCCATTACTGGTCGAGTACCAGGAAAGTCTGATGTACTGGGCCAGTCTCTTAATTTTACTCTATACGCGGCTATTTGTGTTTTTTGTGGATGATCTGTAAGAAGGGACAAAGAGTCCGTTTTGTACAATTCTGAGTCTCTCCACTCTCGTGCATGAATTTTTGTCATGCTTAGTAATTCTTCTTCTGTTTTTTCTACTGTAAGATCTTCATGGGAGTATCCTGCACTTGTAGGGTATGCTTCTTGTGCAAAAGACATTTTTCCTACTATAATATTACTTACTCCATCTTTTGTTATTTTAATGTCTGCCATATTATGCTCCTAAACTAACTGGAAAAATAAGTACAAGCCCGTTTCCGCCTGCTCCACCGTAGGCATCACTCTGTGCATGAGAGTAACAACCTCCTCCTCCAGAGCCTGCACATCCTCTTTGACCATAACCATATGCACCACTCCAACCATTAGCACCTTGAAAAGGAGCAGACATACCGCCCCAAGCTTTACTGCCTTGTATCAAGGCTTGACCTCTAGCATCCAAAGCGCCCGTTCTTTTTTCAAAAGTATGGTCATAATCGGAATATGCAACAGTGCTATAGCTAAGTTCTGTAGTAAGAACTCCAGTAAAAGCTTCGATTGTTGGATATCCACTAATTTCGTGATCGTCTGCGCCTCCGTCTGTCATACGATTATAGAATTTATTTCCGGGAAGATCGTCTTTTTCTACATTTAATACAGCACCTGGTACGGTATACCCATAGGCGGTAATTGCATCGACAGCATCGTTTCCAGTTGCCCAAAGTCCAACGGCTCCTCCACCGCCCGCTATATAAGCTACATTATTTGCTGCTGAAGTTATTCCGGCACCCTTTCCACCTGTAAAATTACCTAAAGTACCGCCAGTTGCAGTTCCTCCAGCAGCTGCAGTAGCCTGTGTAGTATTATTACTAGGTCGGGAAACTCCTCCTGCTCCACCATTTCCAGTCATTGTGCTAATTCCTGAGCCTGCGAAAGAAGTTGCACCTCCTGTATTACCATTTGTATTATTACCTGAAACAGTCTGAGCTGCTCCTCCTGCTCCGATTGTAATCGTATAAGTTGTACCAGAAGAAAGATCTAACTTGCTTACAGCACAGCCACCTGCACCACCACCACAAGCACCTCCATTACCTGCATAGGATACTCCCCCAGAGCCCCCGCCGCCTACTACATATACATAACCTGTTAAGTCATAAGAGGGAGTCCATGTTTGAGACGTCATAAAACTTATAGTAGGTAGTTGGCCACCTCCGCCACCCCCGCCTGCTCCTGCTCCTAATACTGGCATAATTAAATCTCGAACCAGCCGATAGTATCATCGACATAGACTAGCTGGGTAGAGGCACCTTGTGCCAAGGTACCATCCTCTGCAGCTGAATTTATTTTTTGACTTCCGTTTCTTCCCACTGTCACAGCTCCTGCACCTGCATTACATATGACTACTGTAGCTCCTGCCGAGCCTGCGGGAAGTGTAATAGTAAAAGCACTTCCGCTATTTGCTATAAGTTGATCCTTGTCAACTGCCGTATACGTGCCTGTTTTTATTGCCCAGTCTGTGTAGGGTCTTCCAGTATCCGCAGTTATTGTGGCGAAAGACATAGTACCAGAACCGTTTGTTTTCAAAAACTGTCCATTTGAACCATCAGATACATTTAGTCTTGCTATATCTACTACATTATCTGCTATCGCTGCGGCTCCTACCGCGTCATCTGCTATTGCTGCTGCAACCACAGCGTCATCTGCTATTTTTGCAGAAGTAACTACATCATCAGCTATTGCTCCTATGTCAGGGGTTCTTCCAAGAAAAGGCATTAGGTTATCTCCATAATTCCAAGCACTGCATCGAGTGCCGATGCTGTTCCCGACTTCACTCGTAAAACATCTGTAGTTTCGAGTATGTACTTTTGCCCTGCCAACACTTCGAGTGTTGTTCTTGGAGGTATACTTACAGTATCCAGAAC